TGTTTCTTGTCGATCGTATTGATCAACCACCGAGTCCTGACGGCGTGGAACGCTTGTAATAGATCTCCATGAGACCTAAACACTCGCTCCACAGTCCAACAGGACAGCCGATCACTGGCTGACGATAAGTCTATCGTTGCCCGGAGTCCGGTTCGGGATGCCTCGAGAGCAGCCTTTCTTGAGGGTTCCTGGTCGTCAAAGACGATTGAGTTCCCGAGGACTGACTGCTTCACCATACGCTCAAGCTCACGCTTAAGCGCTTGCTGCATCCATTGGTGCGATACGGGTTCCGAGGCTATCAGCCTCGGGCCCTTCTGCGTTTTTGGGACAGCAATAAGGCGACTCGGCGGCTCATGCGCCATTGATGAAGTGCAACGCACAGCATCAAGGCGTTTAGAAACCGCGTCATCTATACGCTTGCTAGTCTTTTGCGGGATCGAATAGGTCGCTTTGACCTCTCCGTTCCCCAACACGTCACCCAACAAGTGGTGACGCACGGCTGCTTCCCTGACTGTATCGCGAGATTCCAATCCCGCTCCACCGTCAGACGAAACTGCGAAAGGACTAGTAGCACCCTGGGCATCTTCCCAGGCTTGGTAATTGGCATAGCCATACTCCATGATAGGGAAGATGTTTTCGAGTTTGCGGGGCCAGTGAGGGAATTGATATTTATTATCAACGCCAACACGGGCATCCGCAACAGCACCAGGTCCATGCTTAGGCCTCAGGTCTCGCCAATTTACGAGACCAAACTGCCCGCCAACCACCCAATCGCAGACGCGTTGGAGTAGCGGTAGGCAGGGAGAAGTAGTGCTAGCTGATTCCTCTTTAGGAAAGAGGGTCGGCTGCGCCGCTTCGGAGTCTTCGTTGTCAGGGCCTCCGTCCGTTTCACCGAAACGTACGCGGGCTCCAACGCCGTTGACCACGAAGTGGTCGGAATCCCACTCGAGAGTAGGACGACGACAAGACTTCTCGACGTCATAGAACTCAGCCACTGTCTTGTAGACATAGGTAGGTTCACACTCCTGTCGAAGTTTCTTAGCAGCATAGTATAGCTGCCGGAGAAACAGAACGGCGGAAGCGTCGACGTCAGGCCGTAAAGCGCCATCATCATAGAAAACTCTCCGTAACAACGCCCTGAATAGTCTGGGCACTGCTACGCCACTCTTGAACGGCCTTTGACAAGGCAGTCCAGAGGGTACGAGACGGCCAGAGGCTAGGCACTGATCAAAGTGCTTGCCCATAGCCGGGAGGTCCACGGTGAAGAACCGTGTCCCTCTGCTTTCTAGATTCGAAAGGAGGCGGGAGTGATCCCGACTCCATTCAGCGGCGCATTGGGGGTAAACACTCTCAATATCCCGAAGGATATTGAGGTAAAGACCCTCGAGGAAGCTGGCGTAGCTTTTCATGTTAGTCTCCTTTCTATAATAGGGAACTACATCTACGCTACGACCAGCATACCATCACGACCGTTGCTTCTTGATCTTATCGAGCAAGAAGACGACAACGACCTCGAATAGGCGAGCGATTAGCGGTCTCACGACTGCCAGCCGACCACCTTATCGATGAACGTAGCTGACTCAAGTCCGCACAAGGCGGAAACAAGCAGCTCAGCTGCATCCGGATCCGACCCCTTTTGGAGCCTGATCACGGTATACACCTGATAGACACGTTCTGGAGTCGTTGAAGTCGCATAGACGGTCCTGGTCAATTCGACCAGGTGCCGTTCAAACGCAACGGGTTTGCCAGGAGTCACAGACTCGTTCTGGTGCCGCACGCGAACACGCATCTCTTCGAGAGCGCCCCGCTTGTAGTACTCAGACGAGTAGTTGTCCTGGTTAATCTTGTCCAGC